GCGTGTATATCTCCATTGAGAACTTCATTTGTAAACTCCTTATCATTCATATAGTGGGCTAACATTCTTAATTCTAAACTGGCAGCATCTATGCCTACTAGTTTAAATCCAGGAGAAACTATCCAACAACTTCTACAATCTTTTCCATAAGGTGAATTAGAACTTGGAACTTGAGCTAGATTAGGTTCTCTATGTGTCATGCGTCCAGTGATAGTCCCGTTAGTATTAACAAAACCATGTACACGGCCTGAATCATCTGCCTTTTCTAACCAAGATTTAATCTGTGCAATACGCTTTTGATACATTAAGTAATCGGCAATCAGTTGTGCCTGTGGTATGTCTTTAATTCTTCTTAGTGTTCCTTCATCTACTATTGGCTGTCCTGTAGGAGTGAAATTTTTAGGTATCCAGCCAAACTTTTGTAAGTATTCTCCTATTTGTTTTCGAGAACCTAAGTTAAATTCAGTACGATTTATTCTTTTTATTTGATCCTCTTCATTTAAGACATCATATTCTTCTGAATGTAATCTGTATCTTTTACCATCAGAATCAACAGCCATCTTAGATAATTTATTAGTTGCTGTTTTTGTAGGATATAAAATTAATGTATGTTCTTCCGGCTTAAATTCTTTATGCACTTCCTTAACTGTCTCATTTAATTTATCTTGAAGTAAAGCATTTAATAAAGTTGCAAATTTAATATCCAATAAGAAACCTTTCTTTCTTTGTTTATCAATTATACCACATATAGATTGTTCTAAATTAATAGACTCTCTGGAGAAGCCTAACTTTTCTTCACATAAAACATCATAAACTTTTTTATTAATAAGAACATCTCTCTCACAATATACAACCATCTCTTTTGAAAAGGTAGCATATTCTTTGAAATCAATCTTAGGTAAATTTACTCTGTACCCCCACGATTCTAATCCGTGATTACCTTCTCGTACCGGATTGAATAGCCTGGATAAGACAAGTGTATCCACCAAAATTTTATTGGACAAATCAATGTTAAGTAGTTCTTTAATTACTGGTATATCAAAGCCAATAATATTATGTCCAATTAATTTGTCAGCTTTCTCTAATTTTTTAACTCCCTCAATTAAAGTATCACCATAATAAGAAGACACCTCTTCTGTATCAACATCACATATACTTATACACCAAATCTTAGTAGCATCTAAATCATCTGTTTCTATATCAAAAACTAATGATGTCATAATTCATCTCCATCATCTTCATTATTAAAACGAGTATCATCTAATTCAGATAATCTTCCAGTGTCTCTATTATATAACAAGTGAGCAGCCATCCCAACATCTCCAGTATACCTGGATTTTAATACACGTAAATGGGTAGTGTGAGATTCTTCAGGATCATCTGATTGTTGATTTCTTTCTAAAGCAATAACACAATCTGATAATTGTGCGATACTTTGAGAGCCTCTAAGATGGTTCAATCCTACAGTGACACCATTCTCATGCCCTCTATTACCTTCTACTCTTCTAAGATGAGAGACTAGTATCATACCTACTCCGGTTTCTTCTACAATAGATCGGAGCTTTGTCATAATACTATCAATAGTTCTTCTTTCATCTCCTTCAGTATTAGCAGACACTAACATATGTAAGTGATCTACAATTATCCATTTACAATTACAACCAATAATCATAAATCTAATCTTACTAAAGATTTCTTCTATATCATTAGAACCAAAGTGAGCATGTATCCATACTCTACCGTTGTCATAAATTTTAGTATAAAGCTCATCCAAAAAATCTTGATCATACTTTTCTCTAATATGATCTACATAGAGCCTATCGTTTGCTTCAATAGACATCAAACAATCAAGAGTTCTTAGATCATGTTCTTCTAAAGCAACTATCCCTACGTTGTCTTTAGTTTCTTTTATTAACCAGTGTTCTATTTCTCTAGTAACACTGGACTTACCTAGCCCAGTTCCTCCCGTCAATGTGGCTAGTTCTCCGCTTCTTAATCCATAAAGTTTTTTATTGAGGCCAGCCCAAGGATAAGGAACAGACTCCATCTTCTCTCTATTAAAGTATTTTTCTTTTAAATCTTTAGCATTTATAACTCCGCTTGGAGTGTATACTTTAGCAGCCCACCAAGATGTAACGTAAGCGTGATGATTACCTTTACGCAACATGTCGTTAGCATCTTTAAATTCTTCAGGGATAGTTAATATCTTAGCCTTGCCCGGAGTTAATAAACGAGCCACTTTTCTAGCTGCTAGTTTTCCAGGTTTATCATTATCAAAATTTATAACAACCATATCGAATTTTTCTAGAAACTCTAACGATTGTTTTATATCTTTGACTGCACCAGAGGCTCCATTCTTTATAGAAACAACAGGCCATTTAGAACCTAGTAATTCATAAGCAGCCATTGCATCACACTCTCCTTCAACTACAGTGATGTACTTACCTCCTGTCTGGAACAACTGTTCACCAAACAATCCAGTTCCATGAGATGTACCCCTCCATGAAAACATTTTATTTTGTTCCCTAACTTTGTAACCTTCTATTTCATTAGCCACATAATAAGGATAAAAATGTTTTACAATTTCTCCTTTAGTATTCTTTAATGCTTTCACTCCATATTTTTTTGCAGTCTTTAAAGAGATATCTCTGTCAGTTAAAGATACAAAAGAGCCATCGGCAGTATTCATTGAATTATTCCTATAAGTTTTAATATCTGTTGGTTCATTAAATGGAGCATCACAAGCTTCTTTATAAGAAGTGAGTCTAGTTTGGCAACTAAAACACCAAGATGATCCGTCTGCATTTAAAGACACAGGGTCGCTCCCTCCGCATGAAGGACATGGGAGTTTATGTTTTACAAAAGCCATAATTAATCCTTTGGTTTTTTAGGTTTACTTGTTTCTTCGGGTGTTTCTATTTGACAACCCGGAGTGCATTCATTTTTTATAATAGAATTATGAAGTGTAGTAATAGCTATCTTTTTAATTTCACATTGAGCCATTAATTCTTTCATATCATTAGTAGCTTTTTGGGCTAAGAAATAATTCTTCTTACCTTCGGAACTGAAAAGGGAGACATCAAAGTCTCCCCACTCAGTCCGAAAGATAATGGTAGGTTTATCTTCCGGTTTTAATTTCATAGTTCATCATCCTCCTCTAAAGATTCTTCTACATTAAACTCATCACCAGCAGCATTGTAAGATACAAGATCAAGAACCTGAACAGCTTGAAGATCAAGACCTTTATAAGTTTTACCCTGACGAGTGACTTCCCATTCCTTATACTGAACTTTTACTTTCGATCCATTACCAACAGAAACATCAATTTCATTTTTACTTCTGTCGAAAAGTTTAGGAGCAGGTCTTGTGCTTCCATTCGGCCCATTTACTTTACGCTTAATTACAAGTGCTGGCCCTTCATCCATATCCTTTACAGGAAATCCACGATCTTTAAAATCAGTGGCGATCTTATCTTCTACAACTAAGTTAAGACAATACACAGGGTCAAACGTAGTATTAGGATTAGTAATACTTGCCCATACTGCTATTCCAGTTTGTACAGCCATATCATATACCTCCTTTCGGTATGTATTTTCATTTCAATTTAATGATGTCCTTATCTTTCTTTCCATTATGCTTACTATAACACAGTGTAGTTATAAGTAAAAGCATTCTTTGTGAACCTTGCCTAATGAATTAGATTAGGTTCCTTATCTTTTAAATACTTCAATACAGTTTGTAGAGCTTCAAGAAATTCTATGTCCTTTTGTTTTTCTAAAGGACTTCCTTCTAAAGCCACTTCATATGCGGCTAACCATTCGTATATTGATTTCTCTTCTTCATATTCATCATCCATTTCTTTCTCCTATCTGCGTACTATAGTTTTAACAGTTAAAGTATCTTGCATTTTAATAGTTACTTTATAAGTATCGGTAGTGGGGTGTTGGTCTAGTCCTCCTTCTTTAATATCTTTTAATATTTTCTTCCGTATATTATTCTTCCTTCCATCATCATACCAATTATCCAGGATCTTTATATCTTTTAATTTTAATCTATGTGCCGGAACCTCATTAAGTATTTCATATTTCCATACACATTCTGAAGGATCATCTTCGGAGTCATCGAAAAATCTAATGCCTTTGATCATAATAAGTTTTCCATATAGTTAAATTATATTCTTTAATATGTGACAGATAACATCTATAGTCCATCCATTCCCTAACATTTTATATCTCTGCGTATCACTAACGCCGGAGGTATAATTATCAGGGACAGTCTGGAGTCTCTCGCATTCAAGGGGGGTTAGTTTTCTAAAGGTATAATTAAAATCATTGATGGGTACATACCCAAAAGAATAACCATGAGTTCCCGCACATAAAGTACCGAACTTTCCATCACGATTATAGATAGTATTACACTGGCTTTTAAAATTAGGATTAAGTTGGTTGCCGCCTTTGTATCCTTGCTGTAATTTTTCTCCGGCAAGATATTTCATATCAACTTCTTTTTCTAAAATATTTTCTAAGACCAAGCCCTTATCTTTAAGCGTTCCATCCACTATAATATTAGTCCAGTACAGACGAACTCTATTTTGTGCTGACACTAAAGAAGAATTTATTTTTATGGGTTCCATCCCCAATATACCGCTGATTATATCTTGGGATTTTTTATTCATTCGCACATTTTCTAACAGAAAATATTTAGGATTTATTTTTTCTAGAATTTTAGCGAAGTCAAAAAATAATTTGCTGCGGGGATCGTCAAAGTTTAAACCTTTGCCGCCAAAAGAAAAGCCCTGACAAGGTGAGCCGCCCATTAATAAATCAATTTTAGGGAGAGATTTTAAATCCGCAGAAGAAAGTTCTTTAATATTACCGAGTTGAATTGTTGCGGGGAAGTTTTTCTGTGTGCTATACATGGCGTGTGCATCTATCTCACTAGCATAATAATTATCATACGGTATCTTTAATTTCTTTAAAGCAATCTGACCGCACGACATACCATCAAACAAACTTAATATATTCATTATATAATATCTCCGGTGTCTTGAGTTACAAACTGTTCAGTTCTTTTATCGTAAAACATTCCTAATTCCTCAGTTATTATAGCTAAAGCTAACTGAAATTCCAGATCGTCAGGATTATAATTAGCTCTGTCTATAATTATTTCTAAAGCTGCTGACATATTCATTTAATCTCCACTCCTATCCCATTTCTTTTCAAATAAACCATTAACTTTTTTCTTTTGCTTGGCAGTTAATTCTAATCTATCACCATAGGTACATGGTGG